ATTACCACCACCAAGTGAGTTATATGTAAAGGCTACGCTATTATTAAAAAACTTTCCAAATGGCATTAGTGTACCTATTAAGGGAACATCACCTACTTCTTCTAATCTAGATGCCATCCAACCTAAAGGATCAGGGAGTCTTCTATCAATGACAAAGCCATACGCATCTCTAAATTTTACGCCTTTTCCTGAATGATATGATTTACTAAATATATCTTTAAGTGTAGATTCTGTTGCACCTGCTTGAATATTAAAGAAGTCAGTGGACGTTAACGCTGTTTTTAAAGTCTCTTCGTCCTGTGCCATAAACTCTCTAAATCCCTTATTATATTTTTCTCTTAATAATCTATCTATATGACCTAAATAAGATTGTGATTTAGTAAAAGTATCAATAGCTGTTACGAAACCCATTTTTTGTACAAATTTTAGATAGGCTTCATTAGTACTCATCCACCACGGGGGTACACCTTGTATACTTTTTGTTTTTATTTTTTTGCCATCTCCTGATATAGCATCTTTAAATTGTTCTTCAGCGTTTAAGTATTTAGTGCTAGTAACTTTTTCTGCGTATCCAAACTTCTTTGCTAATTCATTAACATCTCTTACATCCACACCTCCTACAATAACCTGTTGCAAAGACTTGGCACTTTCAGGAGATATTAACATCATTTTATCAAAAGCTTCTCTTGTAGCATTTGGCTCTAGTAATGTAGCTAGTCTAAATCCTAAATTCTTTCTTGTGTTTCTAGCTGTGGTCATAGCTTTACTACTAATGACTGTCGCCCAACTTTTATTACCTGTTAGAGCATCTAAAGATTCACCTATTACATTTAAAGGCATTGCCCATAAGTTGTTTAACATGAGTGCAGTATCTGTAGCTACATTTAATCCTGTAGTGGCTGTCCAACCACCCATGTTTAAAGCTGTCGTTGACCATGTAGAAACCAATCCTCTTTTCCATCCTTGTTGAAAATAACTAAAAGGTCTCTTTTTTAAATTCTTTAATAGTTTTTCTTCACCTAACTTTTCAGCTAATATGTTTTTCTCAATATCTAAATCAGACAATATACTTGTTGATATTCTTTTACCAATTTGTAAAGTTTTACCAGCATCACTAAACTTATAATTCATAGAATCTATAAACTTATCAAAAGCATCAGGTTGATCTAAATCAACAGTACTAAATAGCATCTCACTTTCTAATGTACCTTCTTCATTTAATCTGTCTTTAACTCTTCTCATAGCTTTAGTGTAAGCACCTTTCTGTTGAGGAGAAAGTGTTTCTTTTAAAAGCTTAGAAAATGCTGCCACAAATTGACCAGACCCTTTTTGATTTCTTAGATCAACAAAGTATCTTAAATCTAGTTCTTCAACCATATGTTGAACCATGCCTTTTACTTTTAGGTCATCATTGCCAAATAAGAAGAAATCCATAAAATCCCTACTAGCAAATACCTCATCTTCTCCTAATAGTTTTTCTCCTTTTTGTGTAGACTCTTCCCAAAACTTAGTAAGAGCATCAGCTTTCAGTCCGATCTTCTTTACAATTGCTTCTTTTTGTTTATCTGTCTTAACTTTTTTAGTGTAAAATCCTTCAAAGTTAAAAAACTTTTTCTTAGTTAAAGGCTGTCCTGATAGAGCTAACTCTATTCCTCCACCAATCATGCCCTCAAACAAAGATAAGAAGCCTTGCATCTGATTATATTCATCTTGCTTGCCCACCTTTATCATTGTTTCTTGGTAGTACTTATCTAAGCCATAAGCTAGTGCCATATCAGCTATTGTTACAGCACCTATATTTTTTAATATTTGACCCTTAGTATATTGCTTTACACCTTGTTCTAATGCTGTTCCAAATGCTGCATCTTTTATTTGTTTTTTAACTGCCCATCTTCCTAACAATTTAGGTAAAACAATTCCTGGTACATAGTTTGTTGGACTCTCAAATGGATTAGCTGTGTTTGCTAAGTGTTCCATCAAGCCTGATATAGCATCCCATTTGCTACTCCATCCTTCCTCTTTCCATCTACTAAAAATACCTGGATATTTATCATAGATATCATACGCATTTTTATAGATTGGATACTCTTCTTGTTTTGCCCTAGCTACAGCTAAACCCTCATTTAATATGCCTACATCACTACTATCTACATTTCGCATTCTAGTTTGAAAATGATTCCACACTTCTTCATTAGTAAAGTTATCTGCTAATGTTCCTGCTCCTGACACAGCAAGATAATTTCTTAATGCAGTATTGATACTAGGATTGTTAATCATTTCATCTTCAGTTATCTTTTCAGTCTTCTTGATAAACTGAGGATCTACAGTTGACATAAAAGGCTCAAGAGAGGAAGACATTTGATCACCATAGTCTGTAAAACCCTGTTTAGGTATAGGAACTATGCTTGTATTGTCTGGTGTTACATTTTCTTTAACTTCATCTACAGATGGTAAGTTATATCCTGGTGTACTACCATAATAGTCATCATCATTTAAAATTAAACCATTACTCATTTGGATACCTGTCCTCTATCGCATCAATAACTGATACCTCTAGTATCTTTTTAGGATCTAACTTACTTCTATACTTTAACATTGTTTGTGGAAGTAAGATGGCATCCTTATCCATAACTTTAATAAATGTTACTAATGTTGCTTTATCCACGAACACAGTATCCTTGTTAATGTTTGCTATATTTAAAAAGTCAGTAGCTCTGAAAACACTCTTATTATCAGATGAAGTTTGTGCATAACTATCAACCATGCTTGACATATTTCTCTGTAACTGTTTTTTATCAGCAGATTGTTTCCACAATAGTGTGAAAACCTTTTCACCTGCTTCAGACATAGCAATCATTTTATCTTTAATGTCATTAGAAACATCAAAATTTTTAATATTATTTACATTACCATCCCAATCATCAGGAAACATTCCCTCATCTAAGATATTATTATAAGTAGTTTTTATTGTCTCATTATCACCCATAACAGATAAAACTCTTACAATCTGTTGACTAACTTGTTTGTCAATTTTAGCATCAGTAGGATCAGTCATACCTTTTGTTACATCATAGTCTGCCATAATATCTGCACTAGCCATGTCAAATCCTATCTGTGATGGATCAAGTGTATCAAGTTGACTGTAATCAAAAGATCTGTTACCTACAGGTATATTGCCTGCCATCTTTAGATATCTAGCTGAATCTTTGAGTGCTGAGTTAGGATCACCATACATAGCACCAAATACACCTGCATCGTACTCGCTAGGTGACTTACTACTATTGAGAAGTTCCATATGACCTCTGTACTTTTGATCTAGTAATTTGTTGAGATCAACTCCATCTGCTGATTCTAAACTAGCTACATCATTAAACAGATTATTAATAGTATGTGGTTTTAACGTAGCACCATTTTTTATATGATACTTCTGTAGCTCTTCAATTTCTTTTCTGAATCTCTCAAATGCAACAGGGCCCGCTTTTATTATATTCTGAATAATTCTAGGATCAACACCTTTAAGATCTTTAGTTATAAACTCTCGCATTGCTATAACATCAGTTTCAGTCTTTTGTAGTTTTGGTATTACATAATTTCTAACTCTACTTAGGGCAGATTTTGCTGTAGCTACACCTAACTCTCTAGACTTATCTAGATTATGTTGTATAACTTTAGCTTGCCCACCTCGTCCTTTTGGGTTGGCTGCTGCTAAACCTAACGTGCCTAACAAGAAGATCCAATCTCCTGTTTTCATATTCTTAGTCATGTTTCTTAGACTATCGGCTCCCTTTTCCATAAAAGACTTTTTCTTCTTTTTGGCTAAGTAATTATCTTTCCATTCAAAACCTTCAGGTGGATTTGGTGTATCTTCTGGTAACATATTTATCTCCTAGACATAATACCCATTTCAGGGTTTGGCATTTGTTCTGGTGTGGGCATCTCTTGTGGCATAGGCTCTTCTTCTATAGGCATCTCTTCTAAAGGTGGTTCTGCTTGTTCTAAATCATCATCTAACATATCAGCAGTTTGCCTCATTAAATCTACACCTTCATCGTCTTCTTCAGTTTCTGCAACCTTTTCAATTTCCATACGAACCTTTTCAGCTAAGTGTGTTGCATCTTCTTGTGGTTGACTATCAGGATTTAATCCATCCACTACTTGTACACCTGCTTGTTTACCTAACATTCTTACATACTCATGTAGTACAGGACTTATTAACATTTTATTATCCATACTATGTTTACCTTGCATTACAAAAAATGTTGTCATAGATTCTACAAGCACTTCTATAGGCACACCCATATCTAGCATTTCAATGGTATTGTCTATAACTTCATCACTTGTTATTCTACTAATATAAAAATCTATGACCTCACTTAACTTACTCATTTCAGCAGGTCTTTCGTAGGGTCTACTTTTGGGTTCTACAACTAACGACTCACCTGGCGATGGTCTATCAAAAAAATCTGCCATTATTTACTCCTCGACATTAAAGATGAAACTGCTCCTTCAAACATGCTTGCTTCCTCTAATCTTCTATTTTTATTGATGCCATCATTGTCTGTTGCTAACTTTCGTATAGCATCTGCTCCGACTTTAGCATCTCCTGATTTAATAGCTTCTCTAATTCTTTTGGGAACTCTTCCATAATTATAAGTAATACTTACAATAGCAGACTTCTGTCTATCGTTTAAATTTTCCCATGTATCTTTTCCTATTGTCTTTTTAATTATAGGAACAAACTCTTTAGTTATTCTTCTATTTAAATCTCTTAGTGCTTCTTCAGTAGTGACTTTCATTCCTTTTTTTATTTTAATAACAGTACCATCTTTCTTAGTAGTAGTGTTACTTCCAAACCCTGCTACATATCCAACAGTAACTAATTTACCATTTCTCTTGGTTTTATCAGCGTATGCAACACTTCTAAATTTCTCTTTATCTTTTATAAAATTAGATGATAACTCTAGCCATCCTTGTTTCTTTCCTGAAAACATTTGAGACAACTCTTCTTTGCCTTCAAACATCTCCCCAAAACTTAATTCATCATCACGTAAGTTAGGTTCATATGAATTAGGTATAGGTGTTGCCTTTTCGGATTCTTCATTAAAAACACCAAATAATTCACCTAATGTATCCATTGATGTTGCATTCTCTTTTGTATCATAAGGTGTCTTTAAACTTAATTTAGCCTTATCCAATTGTCCTTTTAGCAAACTATTTGCATCATCTGCCACAGTCTGTGCTAATTCTGATTCATAGAACTGTGGTGAAAAACCTGTAACAGGTGTACCATCATCCATGCTTAATCCTCCCATTACAAAACCACCTTGAGCATATCCTCTTTTGGTTTTTTGGAATTTTTTTAATTGATTGTATAATTTTGCATAAGGAATTTCATCCTTTAAACTTTTTATTTTTCTCATTACGTGCCTATCCCTTGAGCTATTGCACCAATAACAGTTTGAAACAAACTACCTGTTCCTTCTGAAGCCTTTGCATCAGCATCCATTTGTGCTATTAATATAGAAGCTGCTCTTTGTTGGTCATTCTGATCTGCTGTGAATACCCAATTCATTAAATCTCTAGCTGATTGATAATCCTGTTCTAATTGCATTTTAGTCATAGCTGTTGAGTTATTCGCATCGTTCATATTAGCTTGATTTTGAGCTGCATTATTAGCTGTTGTTACACTCTGATACCAAGCCGCATTTGCAGTTGATACAGCGAGAGCATTTGTTGCATTAAACTGTGCCCGGTTCTCTTTCAAAGACGCAAAGAATTTATTTAAAGCTGTTTCTTCTTGAAACTCTACAGTAGCCATAGCATTCTGTTGTTCTGCATTAAATCTAGCCTGCGTTGCTTGAATGTTCTCTATTGCAATATCAACTTTATTCTTTTCTTGCACGTTTATTTGAGCTGCAGCATTTTCAGCGGCTTGATCTTTGAACAATGCATCTACTTTAGCTTGTGCTTTTAACATGTTAGCTTGTTGTTTGTTATTTAAATTAGCAATGTCCATGTCTAAAAAGGCTTTAGCATTAGCAACTTGAGCCTGCTGTTTGTTAGTCAAGTTGGCTATATCCATTTTAGTTAGAGCTGCTGCGTCAGAAAGAATCTTGGCATTTTCCGCATTCAAGTTAGCTATGTCTACACTTTGAGCCATGCGGGCATTCTCTAATGCTATTTGCACATCAGCATCATAGTTTTGTCTAGCTATTTCAGATATAGTTGATGCATTCTTTACTCTTGCTTGAAACTCTTGATCAAAATCAACCTTTAAAAAATCTGCTCTTTGTTTAGCAGCTAATATTGTAGACTGCTGTCTGTTATTTAAATTTTGCATTTCAAATTCTGCAACAGTTTTAGCATCTGCACTAGCAATTGGTATTGCTGACTCCATTGCCGCTTGTACAATGGCTTGACCTGCTAATGATGATGCATTCAATCCTCTTGCATTAAGAGCGGCTAACGCAGTACGCATAGCACCTGCCGCCCACACAGGAGTTGCTCCACCTTCAAAATCAGCCATTAAGTCGTCTAGTTGTCCTTGTACTAATGCTTTTGTGCTAGGATCTGCTGTTGCAAATGATTTCTCTGTTTCTTTTATGACTTCATCTGCTTTATCTTTATCATAGGCAGACTGAACTGTTTCACCATCTTGCAATGTTCTCTTAGTTGGACTCTTTACAGTTTGTGCTGATTCAATCTGAGCAGCGTCATATTCAGGATCTAACTGACCTAGATCATCTTTTGTCATTGTTTGGGCAGTAACTTTATTATCTTCGTCTATCGTTCCTACAGCACCTGCAACCCCTGACAACTTAGTATCTATGTCATCTGCCGTTTTAGCAATATCAGAATCTCCAATTTGATTAGCACTAACACCTGCTGTTGTGTCAGTAGCTGTTTTTACTGCATCCATCGTTCCTAAACCAGGCTTAGTAATATCTCCTGTTACTTGCCCCTTTGTACTATCAATCAAAGTTGGATCACCAGGACTTACAGAAATTGTACTTACAGGTGTTTTTGTTGTTAATTTTGCAAAGTTTCTAGGAGAGGTAGTGGTAGTTGGAGTAGTAGTATTGGGATCTGCATTAGGATCTGTAGTACCTGAAGCATTAGCTACATCTTCTGATGTTGTTGTATTTAATGGAGATAAATCTGGAGGATCAGGAGTGTAAGTAGTAGCACCGGGAACTGTTGAGCCTGCTAGTTTATTTTGATCTGCTGACTTTTGTGTGTTAGCACCAAATCCTTCTTTCCTAGCTTGTTCTTTCCAATCTTCTATTGTAAAACCAGCATTAGGAGAAACATAGTAACTGTCAAATGTATCTAAGTCTTTATAGTCACCTGTAGTTCCACTAATATACTTATTCATTTCAGATAATGGCATACCACCTGGTGCAAATCCTCGTTTCTGTCTACCTACTAATGTTGTAGCTTGATTGAACATATCCATGACATAACTTTTAGCTTTATCATTGCCCATGATAAATTTATTTATATCATTAATATTGTTCTTTCCTGTGTAGCCTTTCATTTGAGCTAACTTGAACATTTGATCATTCGTAAATCCTACAAACTTTGTCATGTCTATTAATCCTTACTTAATACTTTATCTAATTTATCTTCTAGTCTATGTAATGCATCCATCACTTGACCAAGATCATCACGCATTTCCTTACGTGTTACGTATTCTTCTCTTGTCTTATTCAATAGTATATCGATTCGTTTGACTTCTTGTATGAGTCCTCTAAATGCCCACACAGCAGGAGCTATTACTAAAGTTAAAATAATGTTCCAAAACATCCACATACTAATTTCCATTCGTTACTCCTGTATTGATTTTAAATACCATATAAGCCAACCAAAACCGATAATTGTACATACTAATAAAAATATAAAAATGCCCTCTATAATGCGTTCTTTTATCTCTTGTTGACGATACAGTTGCTCTTGTCTAGCTTTTCTGATCTTACCTTCCATTGCAATCAATTCATCCCAAGCTTTGTGTCCATGCGAGAATTGAATGAAAGTTTTAAGCTCATATCTTTGTTCTTCTAGTTTCTTCTTAGCTGCAAAGGCTTCTAAGGCTTCTTGTTCTACTGATCCAAATACCTTGCGAAAGATAGGTGGATTCTTAGCTGACTTTTCTTTTTGTTCTATATCTGACACAGCACTCATCCATCTTGATAAATCGCCTGTCATAGATTCTATATCACGACCTGCTTGAAAAGCTTTCTTTAAACCGGCGAATGCCGTACTTGCTGTGGTTAAACAAGCACCGATTGTAATAGGATCGAACATTAGCCTTTGACCAATAATTCTGTAGAAGATAAAGCTGTACCTGCAAATACACTAGTAGTAGCTTGAGAATCTGTAAGCTCACCTTCAGTTGTAATGTAGTATCTATTACCTGCTGTAAATGCATTTCCATATTGCGATTTAGCACTTGTATTAATACTTCCTTTAATATCTACTTTATTACCAGATGAGATGCCTATAAATGTACTGTTTAAATTTTGTAGATTTGATCCCTCACCTTTATATACATAAGTATGTACTCTATCATTAGCACTATTGTTATCCATTGAGTCTAATCTAGCCACAATAACTGTTCGTTCAATTGTGGGTATATATGCACAAGATAGTGATGCTATTTGCCAATTGTAAGCACCATAAGCATGTGACGAATCAGCAAAAGGTATTGCATACTTATTCGGTTCAATAGTAATAGATCCTGTAGTAGTCATTGTAAAAGGCAAGATATAAGTTGAACCTGCTTGTCCATATATAAATAAACCTTTATCAAAAGATTCATCCCACACCATTTGCATTTTATAAGGATCAACACTACCTGAATATATAGTTCCTGATGAACCTACTGATTCATCATTCCATCCTAGACCTTGCATTTGTCCTGTTGAGTAGTTAAAGTAGTTACTATCTGCTTGATCTCTGTAGCCCAAAATGACTATATTTTTAGAGGGAACATGCATACATCTAGTATCTCTCATATCAGGTGTATCCCAATTTATTCTACCATTTTGGTGTTCATTTTTTAATCTTACGCCATTCTTAGATTGTGCATTATTGCCATAGCTATAGCTTCTACCTATTCTTAATTTAGCCATTCTGTCATTTGCACCTGCATACTCAACCCAACTAAAAAGTATAGTATCTTCTGTTTTATTATAACAAACACTTTGATATTCACTATTAGTTTTATCATCTACTTGATATGCTAAACCAAAATTATTGTATAACCAAGCTGTGTTTCCACCATCAAGAGTTGAAGGATCTATTGTTCCTTGTTGTACTTGAAGTGTACCATTAGCAGATTTATAAAAATAACCTACTTTTGAATTTGTTGAATCATAGTAAGCACAACCCAAATTAGAAATGTCTTCAGATACAACAATCACATTACCTGTCCAAGTTGTACTTGTTCCACTTATTGTACCTATTATTGCCATCAAATAGCCATTCGTTGCATGACTATAAAAAATAACAATCTTACCATTGCCACTATCGTAGATCATATCTAAAAATCGTGTTGTTGAAGTAGGAGTTTGACCTGAATGAATATCAACTGTATTGCCATATGTAACACCTGTGTCAGTAACTGTACCAACTCTACATTTTATTTTATTATCATTTGCATTATACCAAGCTACTAAAATTTTATTTGAACCTACCCAACAAACTTTTGGTGGAAAAGACGGGCCTGCATCACCCTGAAAAACAAGAGATTCATGTAATATTTTTTGTTCGCCCATAGAATAAACTATACTTCTTCCTTTATTAGGGGTAGTATTATCAGCGTAACTAAAAACTACTCTGTCTGTTGTAGGTTCATAGCATACATTTTGATATGCTGCAACGCTTGCAAATGTATCTACACTTGATCCTGAACCACCATTTATATAAGTTACTAAACCTGTCTGATTCATATTAGCTACATCTGGTGCTAAAATAGACATTTGAGTTCTCAGTCCATTGTTATTACTACTATTAGAATGGCAAACCATAAAAATATTTGTAGAAGTATTTAAAGCTATATAGTTGTAACTACCACCAAAACTTCTAAATATATACCTTCTAATAACATTACTTGTAGTTACTGAAAAAACAGGTGTACCATTTGCATCTAAATGACAAACTGTAGCATATCCATAGTTATTAGCACTTTGAGTGTACGTAATAAGGCAACAATTAGTAGATGGATCAAACATAATATCAGCATTCTGTATACCTGCATTGTGAAACTCTACAGTATTTCCCACTGCTGAAACTGTATCAGGGCTACCTACACTTATTTGAAATGCTTGTACTTTCCCATGCCCACTATCCCCTTGATCAGAATACACAGCAACAACCATATTTCTATTAGAGTCAAATGTTCCTCTTAGATCATTGTGTCCATTTGAACCATCCCACGCAAGAGAAGTACCTATACTTACACTATTATCACTAGGATCAACAGTTGCAGGTACTGCTCTAGTTGTACTACTCTGTCTATATAAAACTACAAATTTATTTATATTAGGACAAAATGTAATATCTGTATTAAATGATGTAACAAAAGTTACTTGTAACGCTGTACCAAAAGTAACACTTTTATTTGTATAATTAATCTCACCTACTCTTAAATAAAGATGTTGAGTAGCACTAGCATCTGTGTAACCAAAAAGCACTCTGTCTGAATTACTATCGTAATCTATACCATAATATCCTGTTGAAATACCTTGATATAAAATAGCTTCAGCACCAAATGAAATAGTATTATTGTCTGTATTAATACTTCCAACAATAACTTTAGCATAATAATTAGAACTACTTTCATTATCTCTATAGACAATAACAACATGCCCATTTGCAACACAACATTGAATATTTTGAGTAGGGTCTACTTGAGTGCTATTAAATTCTGCTGCTGTACCACCTTCATCAGCAATAGTATTTTTAACTTGTACTAATTGCCCATCTCTAGTTAACATAACACCTTTACCATCAGGCAATGTACCTGAAACAGTTGCTGTATGTTTTCCTACTTCTTCTGTTTTACCTATAACTCTCATTGATTATCCTTTTACTAGTAATGATGTTGCAGATAAGGCTGTACCTGCTATAACACTAGGATCAGCGACAGTTGTACTTAGTGTTCCATTATTTTGTATATAGTGTTCTTTACCTGTTGTAAGTCCTGACAAATTTGTAGCAATCGAACCTTGTGTGCTAACTGTAACATTCTGCCCATTAGATGCAGAGTTCTTAGCAATGCCTAAATAATTACCTGATGTCAGATTTGTTTGTGTAGAAGCAAAAATGTACGCTTTAACATTAACAGGATGATTAGTTGCATTTTGTTGAAAACTACCACCATATATCATAACTACACATTTATTTTCTTCATCATAAGTAAGATCAGGAGTAAGATTGTTTTGATAATTATACACAACTCCTGAATGTGTATTCCCATCATCATCCCATGTCATCTGTATAGATTCTTGATCTGATGTAGCATCAAGATTAGTAACAACACCTTCTTTATACATCATTTGATAGTTTAGTCCTCCTCCTGAACCTGATCCACCCCACGGGTATATCACCACAACTTTTCCTGTAGATTTATCAAAACACGATGCATGAAGAGTTACTAGACTATTTGCCCAATTATTAGTTGCAGTACTACTACTTGAATCGATAACTACTGACCCCCATGTATCATCAGAACTAGAAGTTTTTCGTATTACTTCAACAACTGCTCCTCTAGCCGTATTAGCTGATACATAAGTATAAACAATGCATTTACGAATAGAGTCATAAACAGCTTGACTATGATTTAGACCTGTAGAACCTGCATTACCATCAAACTCATTACTTTGATGATCAGCCATTGTTACTTGAGTACCACTCACTTGAAATACTTTACAACGCTTTGAACCTGCACTATATTGGTTATAAAAAACTACAAACCTATTACAATTTGGTTCATATACTAGTGCAACACCTTCAGTAGGATTACCACCTTGAAAAGTTACAGCAGTACCTGAACCACTAAATGATCCATCTGGATTTATTCCTTTTGCTTGTGCATATCCATTTCCATTTCCTGTATTTTCATATACAGAAACAATTTGACCTGCATTATTACTTGCTATTTTATACATATGCATAGAGTTGCCATCCATTAATCCAATTGCTGTATTAATAAATATATCAGCAGTTGCTTCATTATATTTTATTGCCCTTACATATCCATAATCGTGACTAGAAGTAGATTTTGTCCAACCTAAAATCCAACACTTAGAGTATGCATCATAAATAAGATTAACTGTATCTTCTCTTACTTGATGATCAGAAAATAAAACATGTTCAGTTCCTTTAGATACCGTTGTACCATTTGTAACTGTAATTATACAACCATATAAATAGTTATCAGCTTCTTTTCTATAAACAGCTAAAGATCTTTTATAATGTGGATTATAACAAATTCTACGTCCATTTGAACCACTGTTGCCATCATTTATTAATTCTACTTGACTGCCATTAGATTGAGATACAGAAGATGTTGCTACACTACTAACTGTTCCATCTGCATTTACAATAACAGGAGAACCACTAGTAACAGTACCACTAGCTACTTTTACTGTCTGTCTTGGAATACTTGTATCGTTGCCAATAACTCTCATATACTACTCATCCTTTTTTGATGGATCTACCCAATTAGGATTATTTGACCATTTAGATCCGTCATAAAGATATTTTTCTCCCACCCAATCGGAAGGAACATCTTCTACATTCTTATAAATATTTGTATTGTCACAATTTAAATCCCAAATTACTAATTCAACAGGATCTCCTATATTAATATTTGTGTGCGTTGCACTAATTAATTTTGAATCTTCATATGAAAACTTTGATATCTGAGTTGCTCTTTCTACTATTACTTGCATTAATCTATCCTCTCTTCATTACTTGTAATTAACAATTCTGTTGTTGATATTGCTATACCTGCTTCTATAACAGGATTGCCTGAAACTGTGCTTAATGATCCATCTTCTCGTACATAATAAAACTTTCCGGGTGTAAGACTTTGCCCATCTATTATTGAGTTAGCAACTTTAACAGTTACTGTTTGCCCATTTGTGTATCCACCATCAGCAAATCCTATACAACCTTTAATGGTTGCATTGTTTGTTTGTGCAAATTTAGGTTTTATAGTGTAAGCTTTCAAGTATGATGACGTTGTATCTGCGTTTACTAAAACACTTAATTTTGCATTTGGATCATAAACCATTGTAAAATTTTGTGCTTGATTTCCTGAAAAAACTGAAAGATCATGTCTATTTGCATATTCTGATTGATTGCCACCATATGCTATATATTCTCTTGTGCTTATAATCATCTTTGTTTTACCACCATCAGATGTATCACAGTATATTATAATATTTGTATTAGATTCTTCGTCATATACAATGTTAGGAAATGTACTTGTATATATATTATACAATATGTTTTGAGTTCCAATTTGGCTAAAATAATTACCATTAAGACCATTATTGGGTACTGTCGATGCAGGTGGGGTAAACTCATACACTTTTAAACCACCATTACCAGAATGTATGCCAGAACTAGCAGCAACTACAATAATTCTATTTCTTGATGGAGAGTACGACATACCATGCCACTCTGTACCTTGAGATTCAAAGACACGAGCAGTACCTATTGTAAATGAAGGTGATGATCCATTCCAAGTTGTTGAACATGCTAGGAGTGTTCCATCTTGTCCATTATCATCATCATTATATACAAATACGATCATAGGATGGCTGTTTGGAGTATTAGCAGCATATACAGATGCAGGATTTCTAGCTTCTGCACCATTTCCACCTTGATGTGAATATGGAACTTCGGTCACTCCTGAAGTTACAAACGCACTTCCATTCCATCTCCATGCTTTTATTCTACTATTTGCATTACCACCATCATAAAACATAAGTAGACCAACACCTGTAGATTGGTCTATAGATGATGTTATATGATCTGGAGAATTGCCTTCTATCATATAAGGAGTACTAAAATTTGAACATGTAGCATTTGTACCTGAACCACCTAATGTACCTTTAGCAATTTTTGTAGTACTACTTTCTCTCCACAGAATCTCAACATGGTCATGTATTTCATTATACATACAATGTATTTTAGTTTTACTATAAGCACTACTAGAAAAAAGAGTATGGTTAGAACCCCATGTTATTGTATTATTAGAAGGATCAACTGTACCAACTTTTACTGTTCCTTGATTATTTGTACTACTATCAGCAGATGCTACAACAATTTGATTTGTATCAGGCACAAAACAAATTGATTTGATATCCCCTGAAGGAGTACTAGTACCAAATGGATTAGTGTTACTACCCACCACTTGTGTAGGATTAATTGATCCACTAATAGCACTTACAGTACCATCAGCATTTAGTAAAACAGGCTTGTTATTTCCTATAGTACCACTAGCTGTTGCTGTAACAGAACCATCTACTGTTTTTGCACCTATAACTCTCAAATTATTCTCCTATTATGCAATAACTTCGTATGAAATATATAAGTCTAAAGTACTTGCTGCACTTGCTTGACCTTCAAATGCATCACCTTCCATTAAATAGATAGGTGTTTCAAGAATTACTAAGGTAGAACCTTGAGCTACTGATATATTTTTACAGATATAGAAGTTTCCATCTACAGTTATGTTAGATGTAAATTCACTTCCACCTGCTGTTGTATCTCTTTCAGCCTTGTCTACAAATAAATCTAGTGTTCCTGCATTTGTATTATGTACATTTGCACATGTAATGCTATTAATTTTTACTAATTTTCCACTTGCTACAGTAAAAAATGTTTGTGCAGATCCTGTCATATTAGACCCTATAGAAGACCCACTTATCGTTGCTACTTGTACTACATTTGGATTAGCCATATTTTTTCTCCTTTAACCAAAAACCATAGCCATCGCAATGGCTTTACCTGTTGTGGCAGCATTAGTTGTCATGTATGTTCTAACAGTTTGAACATTTGTCATCTTCATAGTGCCATTATCATTTATTAATATCCCATCGCCATCTGCTAATGCATCTGTACCTCTAGCTGTATCACCATCAATTAAGTTTAACTCAGTAGTTGTAACAGTTGCACCATCTAAAATATTTAGTTCAGTAGCAGTAGAGGACATTACAACATTCTCATTAATTTTAGGACTTGTTAATGTTTTATTAGTAAGTGTATCAGTAGATACAAGAGATACTAATGTGCTATTAGCTCCTTTAGGTAATAGCATAGTATTCGTTACAGCTTCACTATGAGGTTGTGATTTTAATATTTGCCCATGACTATTAGCATGACAATTTAATTGTATCTGACCCTCTGTGTCACTTCCATTACCTTGAACTTCTAGAATATTTGTTGCAGGTTTAACTTGTAAGTTGCCTGATGCAGTAGTAGATATACCACCAAATACAGGTGCAGTTAATGTTTTGTTAGTAAGTGATTGTGTACCTGCTAATGTTGCTACTGTATTATCTATTGCAACTGTAACTGCTTGCCCTGTAGCAGATGTATCTATACCTGTACCACCTGTTACTGCTAATGCTTGACTATCTAAATCAATAGCAAATGTTCCTGAATCAGCAGTACCATCTAAGTCTTGTGCAGTAACTTGTGAATCTACATAAGCTTTTATAGATTGCTGTGATGCAATGCCTGTTGCACTATCAGATGCCATATCATCTTCATCAAGAAAACTTTTACCATCTAAGATGTTTAATTCAGCTGCAGTTGATGTAACAGCAGTAGAACCAATTTTTAAATCGCCCTCTGCAATAATAACACTACCTGTACCTACAGGAGTTATAGTTAAATCTGTATTAGTTCCTATAGTTGATATAGTGCTACCATCAATAACTACATTATCAATGTGTAAATCTTTCCACACATTTCCTGTTTTACCTAGTCCTACTGATGCTGAACTAGTAGCAAAAAAAGCATTTGCATCTGTACTGTATTGTCCTGCCGGTCCTATAACTGAAACTCTAGCACTATCTGTACCATTATGAGAATGCCCTGTTGTAGCATTAAATGCTGCTATAATAGTTGTAAGCTCATCATTAATATGCTCTTCTTTGATAATGCCACCAGATGTAGGCAATCCCACCCCATTCTGCGTGACTGTTCTAACCTGATATGTATTTCCCATTATCTATGTTCCTTTCTATTGTCTTGTTTCTGTGCTGTATTCTAGAACAGCCGTGTCTAGTCTAAATGGTGGGTTAGTTGACTCTTCTTCTATTCGTATTGCAATTGTTTTACCTGAACCTATAATGTTATTATTGTATAATTTATTAAGTTCTGTACTATATGTATCTGAATCATATGTGGATGAAGATGAGTTATATAAAACAGAACCAACACCTGTAGTTACTACATCTATAGCATTTGGCTGTACAACACCTGATCCTTCTTGATCATACTTAATTTGCAATTGTGCCGTTATAGCACCTTCTGGATCTAAATATAGACCACACTTATAAAATGTTTTTCTTATAGTTGGATCTTGTATTGGCATATATGGTGATTCATAAATACTTTTAATTTTAGTGCTATCAAAACCATTTGTAATTTCTAATTGATAAATATAGCCATCTTCATTTGCAAATAATATTAATTCTCCAACCGAATTAAAAGCACCATAATATCTAGAATCAGATGTAAATGATTTTATACCTCGTAGTGTTGCCCAATTTAAACCTGTACCACCTTGATCGATAAATTTTGTAGCTAGTAGACCTTCTGATTCGCCTGAAGTATATCCTTGATTATATGCAAATAATCTATACTGTCCTTTTTCACGCAAAATTAAAGAATCAAAGTTAGTGCCTAATAGACTGTCTACATCTTTCTTTATTGGCTTTGATGCAACATCTAATCCAAAATCACCAATCTTATCTGTAGCTGCTAATGATCTAATACCATCTGGTGCTACGAATAAAACGTCACCACCTACCTCTTGAATTGTATCTTCTCTAATACAACCAATATCATCTGTAATAGCTGAAAGCTTAAAATCTGAAACACTTGTTCCTGTTATTTTCTGTATTGTATTTTTTGTAAACACAATAATCTGTTCTCTAAATACAATTAAACCTGTTACTGTATCCTTTACATTTATCTCTATTACACCAGCACCTGCATTATTAAAATCATTATCAACACCAATCGAGCCTATAATCACTTTGTTTGTTTTAGCTAAAATTATATGATTCTTAAATGCTACTGCAAACTTCGTACCTATAGTTCCTGAAAAAGCTGCATTTGTTTCATCAGAAAATGTTACACGACTACCTATAGATTGTGATCCATCGTAATATGCAATTGAATTAACACCATCTACTATAATAGTCTTTTCACCTGCACCAAAATTGTAATTAACAAATCGTATCTTACCACCTGATGTAGTACTTCTTTGTGCTACATTCGTTGCATTATCCGCATGAGCTTGCGTTATGTTACTACTATCAACAACATAATATTTATCATTTCTTGCAACTAAAGCCGTGTATCCATTGCTTACACATGCAACTAACTGAATACGCTTTTGATTATCATTAGGACTACCTATCACGTTGCCTGATGCATCTTTTATAGGCACTAGAGCTGAATTAAATTTTTGATACCCTTTTATTTTGCTGTAACCACCTGATAAAGATGGTTCAAAGTTCTGTAAAATTGTAGCACTACCTATTGCATTTGTACCATGTTGCAAAGGACTTAAATTAGATATTAGACCACCTTTAAACTCTACAGGAAATGTTTGCCAATCAGTCGCCATTTACGATACCCTCAATACGTTGTTTACCCCACTTGTATGTACAATCATAGAAGATCTTAAATAGTCATATCTATTAATATAAAGACTTCTCATGTACTTAATACCTTGCTCAAATCTTTGTTGTGATACTTGTGCAGACTGTGTATCTCCTCTAAACTGATAAGCATAAAACATTGCACCATCGACAATAACATGTCTAAACTCTTGTGGTATTGTCGGTACATCACTAGCTTGCTCCAAAACAACAGGATTCTGATAATATTCATAAACAACTTCATATGCTTTATCAGGACTAGGTATAAATACAAATTCTTGACTAGGTGTTCTAACTACATGTCTAGGCACAGTTCTAATGCCTGTACTAGTATTATATTCGTGATCTACATATGTTTCTAGATATTCTTGATAATCTAATGCTTTTAACTTTTTAGTTTCTACATTAAGTGTTGTATTCTTCTTAATACGAAAACTATCCATGTTTATAAGTTTAGCATCTTCAGGATATGGATATCTAACTATACCTGCTGAAAGAACCTCTTCTTGTTCTCTATGATTCCACGGCCAACTAAACTCTTCGTGATTGATATGTCTAATAGATGAATTAACCGCATCCCTTGCTGATTCATAAAAACCTTTAGCTGATAAAAAATTAGTAGTAGAAAGCTCTACTTCATTCAATCTTCTATTGATCTCATTAACTAAATCTAAATAATTATATGCCATATTAGTTTTCCTTAATACGTAATTTTGCTACACGTTCAGATACTAGTCCTGTGCTATCTGTTATCTGACTAGTTATTTTGTAAGTAACATTATTTGTTCCACTACTTAATCGTATTGTACATACAGTATTTGTACTATCTCTTAATATGCCACCAAAAATTGTAGTAATTCCATTTACTGTTGTATTTTCTGTAGTACTAATTTGTGTTTTTACACCACTTTCATTATCAATAAACCATAAATTTGCTACAATAGTTGACCCTGAATTAGTTGCATGGTCATAGCCTAAGAATCTAGACCAATCCATACTGTAGTCTAATGTTTCATCAGGATCTTTTGATGGAAATTTAAATGACATTTTATATCCTTTACGCTGCTATTTTTGTTGTTCTAACTATATGACTTCTAGGTGGAATAATAATAGTTCTATTTTGATCATCAACAATATTTGTTGCTTTAACAATATGTTGTCTTGTAGGTACTACTATAGTTCGTAATTGACTTGATACATTATTTGAACTATTAATATTATGTCCTCTATAAGACACAAATACTGTTCTATCTTTTGCATAGTCATCTTGATTAATGGTAGTAATAATTACATCATCTAATGGAGATGTTAATTGTAACGCAAAACTACCTATTGAAACATTAGCTGTACCAATTATACTAGGCTTATTAAAACTTGTTGTTAACTCAAATGTTGGTAAAACAAGATTAGCTGTACCTTCTACAGATACTGTGCCTAAACTTAAACTTGCTACATTTGTTGTAAGTGTAACATTAGCAGTTCCTACTGTTGTTACTGCATCTAAACCATCTGATAAACTTAATGCAAAACTAGGAAGAGTTAAACTTGCAGTTCCTGAAGTACTGATTAAACCTAATTGCAGTTGCCCTGTTGGTATAAAGGATGCTTGAGAGTATGTAGAAGATGCATGATCGTATGTATTCGTGTCGTATGTAGCTACTGCATTAGTTAGTACTACATTTGCATCGCCTTCAAATAATAATGTTCCTACAGATAATGTAGCTAATAAAGATGGAGCATCTACATTTTTAGATATCTCTATTCCTGTTGTGCCTAAAGATAATGCTAAAGGACTAAATGCAGATAGATTAACAGTTGCATTTAAATGCTGATGACCTGCACCATAAGGTTGTGTAGCGAGAGGTGAATGTCCTAGCATCTATCCAAAAGTTCCCCAACTTTGTTTTCTTGATCCTGCTACTTCAGGTAAAGCCGCAAGAGGTGGTCTATAATAAGAATTAATTGATGTGCCTGTTCTAGGTAATACAGTTGTAAAAGTTGATCTAATACCCTGTCCTAAAGAAGCAATAAAACTTAATGGCACAGTTGGATTATTTAAAAGATGATAAGGTGATTGTTGTGTTGCTATTCTTGAAGGAAAATTAAAAGCACCAGAATTATATGCTGTCATAATTTACACCTTTTCAAATGCCCATAACATTTTACCACCTGATAAAAAACATCTATAGTTTTTAGGAGTGTTATCGTTACTTTGTATATCTGTCATATGATAAGGAAGAGCATTCTGACCTTGTATAGCTTCTGTTGCCCATCCTATTTGTTTTATACCTTTGACTTCTCTGTAAGGTCTTCCTGCTGATGGCTGTCCTACTATTAAAGGATTAATAGATTGAACAGGATTGCCACTATTATCATAATCTCTCATATTAGGAAAATGATGCCTTAAATCAGTAACGTAAGTAAAAAAATCACTATTTGCATCGTGATAAGTAGCAGAAGTGCCATAGCCTGTGTTATCATATGTTTTGTAATAAGGTGATTGATATGTAGCATTACTATATTCTTGGACAGTAAATCCACCACCATTATTTAAACTTTCAGAATTTCTTGACATTAAAGTATTATTTCCTGATGCAGTAAAGTCAACATGCCTATGAAAACTTGCATGCCCAAACATATACTTTCCATCTCTTGAACTATAAGTATTAGTTGTGCCAGAATAATTAGTGTTAGTTCTTTGATGAATACCAATACCATACCACGGGCAATGTAGAGAATTAGGAGCGTATTCCCAATTGTAACCTTGTGTATGATCACAGATTCCAAAAGTAGTGTACCATGCTCCATTAATATTATAACCACCTGATGTTGCATATGTCGGGCCCCAGAATAACCATAAATATTCTGCTGTAGCTGCACATAAAAAATCTCCATGCTGTTCAGAACTTGTACCACCCCCCATTGCTGTGTTATCATACCACGGGCGTCTTTTTGCTGCAAAACTACTATATATATTAGAAGTTGTAGTTGAAGCATATCCTATTGTAGTACCATCTATCCATGCATTTGCAGAAGTTGCTCTACCCACTTGAGTTTGAATCATAGTAGCTCGTATACTAGAATATCCTTGTGCGTAAGGCATATAAAATCGTACAGCTTTTTTAGTTCCGTCAGTAAAAGCTTTTGGTGAAGCAGCACAAAGAGTTAAAGTAGTTGTATTATTCTCACTACCATCTGCAGGATCTATTTTTGTCCAACCCCCTGCAACAGTATTTCCTAGTACTTCAAAACTATTACAACCTGTTGGTGTAGATGGTGTACTGTTTGCACTTGCTGTAGCTGTAGCAATAATAGCATTTATAAAACCTAACTGCCCATAATTACTGCTATTGCAACTAAATCTTGTTAACATTTAAACTCCTCCTATTGTTTGTGGTACTACATAACAAGCTAAACCACCTGCTTCATTATCATCATGTGTATCGTAATCATTGCCTGCATTATAGCCAGATTTATGCCACCTTATTACTCTGTAAGTGTCACTTCCTACAGTAACAGGAGATCCTTGATAATCTGCATGATCCGCTGTTCTATACAAGAATGGAACTTTTGCCATTACTCCTGGATTCATATATCCCGTCTTATCGCTATTGGTATCAGTCCAACCATATGTATATGCCATAACTTGATATAAAGGATTATTTAATACTGTACTGTCTGACTGCATTATTTTATTTATTACTTGTGGATATAAAGGCAAAGTTACCATGCCCCGTTGGTTATCTGCAAAATAAGGTGTTCTTGAATACAGTCCATTAGTACTAAAACTCAATCTACCTGGACACTGAACACCTAGTTTTTGGTTACTTTGAGCTGCATAGCCTACCATACTTTGTGCAAAAGTATCATAAGTATCTATATCAACCGAATCTCTTCTGTTATTCTTTACTACCCAACTAAAACCCGGATATGTAGATTGACCACCTGCCCATGTACTATGTGTGTAACAATATTCTTGTTGTTTATCTGATTCAAAATCTAAAAATGCCCATACTACATTGCCTATATATCCTGCAGTAGTTGAAGTATAATTAACAACAAAAATGATCCAATACTTACTAGCAAAAACTTCTATATTTAGTAATGTGGAACTAAATAATCTTGACGTAAAGTTACTACTACTACTATTATTATAGTGAGATGTAAAACTTAAACCAAATGCTTCATAAGTTGTACCTGTATTACTAGAATTAACTACAGTTCTCATAAATCCACCTTGTAATCCACTAAATTTTAAATGTCTTTTTGGTTGAAAACCTGATTTATAATCATGGTGATATTTGTCCATAACAATACTTGCACTATTGGTATCAGCAGAAGCAATGTTTTGATATATTGATGTAGTTCCATCTGCTGCTTTTATAGCACCTAATCCACCTGTACCACCACCAATTATAAAACTAGATTCCCTCTCCCAATAACTTGCATTTAAACTCGATACAGCAGTATATGTGCCATCTAAGACTTTTCTAACGTCAACCATCATAGCTCCCACGACAGCATCACTATATGACATTCCTGTTTTGGCGACAAATCTACAAAACATTACCAATCCTCCGGGGTTACATCTGTTACGTGATTATTAGGATCAACTAAAAATACACTTTGTTCTTCTAGTAGTGCAAATATAACTAATAATTTATTTTTTTGTGGAAGAAGATCTAAACCAGACCAAGACCCAGCTGATTCAGGTCTATCTTTATGAACAGTAGGAAAATATTTTTCAATAGGTATTTCATTTACTTCTTTTAAATCATCAACATCTGCATTTTTTACTATTTCATATACCTTAACTATATTGTCTTCAGTTTTAAAATCTTCTTTAATTTTTTTTTGTTCTTCTTCTGTAAGTGCCATTTAATCCTCCGTATACTCAAAGATTACATTTAAATTTGATCCAGGTGCTGAAGCTGAACCTACCGCAGTAATATCTACAGTTAAAAAATCATCAACATCTAAATCTATAGATACATTTGATGTTGTTTTTGATTGCCCTGCAGAAATATTAATTGTTGTGGTTGATGTTGAGCTTGCTGTCACATCTCTTGCTCGTACGGCTACTGTTACTGTACCATCTGCAACAGTTCCTAATCGTGCAGTAATCTTTTGTATATTTAAATTTTTAGGTGCATACCACCTATCTGTACCTGTAAAGGTTTCTAAATTCTCAAATTGATTTAATACTATGTTCTTAACAATAGCATTCTCTATGTTGCCACCTGTTGCTGTTACTGATAATGTAGCATCAGCCGACATATTAATTATACTTGTTCCCACGCTATTACTCTCTTTACTTTGCTCTACTACTCTTGATAAAGTAGTTCCACTAGCAGTATATTGTCCTGTGCCTATTTCAAAATTAGCACCATCTTCAATAACGTATTTTACCTTTTGTCCATCTGTAATACCTGCTTCAGCAAAAGTTTGAAAGCCTGTAAAAGCAGTTCCTAGTACAAGTGGATTTGTTGTTCCTGTAGAAGTAATATTAACTTTTACTCGATTTGCAAAAGCTAGACCCATTAAGCAATCCTTATAATAGCTGTGCCTGTTCCTGGTGCTGGCATAGTAACTGTAAATGTACCTGCATCTGATGATTGCGTTGAACCAAAATCTATAATTGCAACAGCTTTATTACTGTCAGATGAATTATAAATAATTGCTCCATTTGCGTCTATAGTAGCACTTGTAAATTGTACATTATCAAAATCAACAAAGGCGGTTGATGCACCTGATCCACCTGTTACTGCAACATTTGCCAGCGTTGCACCACCTGCTGAATAACTACCTGTATTTCCTATCTCATCACTATTACCTGTGACATCAGAATAGTTTGTAGTAGCTGGTCCATACGTACCAGATTCACCAGACTTTATTAAGGCTAGTTTAAATGTATCAGTTCCAAATGCATGTATGCCTTGCAATAACTCTTGTTTAAAAGTATTACATAGTGCAGTTGTAATTCCCATTCTAATCTCCCATTATTAAAAGAAAGAGGGCAAGTTTCCCTGCCCCCTCTCAAGTGCATTATGCTAAGTAATCCCTATCGACTTCATTAGCTTGCTTAGATGTACCTGTATTGCTTACATCCATTAACATTGCGTAAACACGTAGTTTACCTGCAGAAAAAGATGCTCCTGAACCTGCCAATAATAAATCAATAGTATCGTCAGATGCAGAAACAGTCATTCCTGTAATGGCAACTTGAGGAGCATAAGCTCCATCAGATGCACCATCAATGTCAAAGGCTGTTACAAATTCATCAGTATCACCACCTGTAAATCCTAATGCAGCTGTTGCATCTGTGCCTGTATTCATAGTTGCACTTGCGACAACTTCAAAACCTGCAGCAACAACTAGATGACCAG